GACCACTTATACCTATAATATGAAACCGATGCCAAATATTTGGTTAGGATCATTAACTACAGTTGATGATACTTTATTGCATATAGAAATTTGCCTGAACACACTGAAAGAAAATGCAAGTATAGCAGATTTTTCTAATGATGATATAAAAATACAATATACCAATGATATTAATTTCATGAAACAATTTTTTGAACGTGCCGATGTTTTAATTCGACAATCTTATGTACAAAAATGACTGTATTTCCCATTGGGTTGAGCAAATAGAACACAATTTGCATAAATTCAAAAATGATGATGCAATACACACGAAAGAAGATAAGATTGCATTCATCACACAGCAATATCATCTATTAATGATAATAAACAAAACCCTAACGGGTGAATTTTTATTTGTTGGCGCCAGACCCGTGTCTGTGCCGATCACAAAATAGGATAAACAATGTCAGAAAAAATTAGAGTTTTATCAGAACTAAGTTTGAATGCAAACATGAGTTTTGAGGTTAATGCGGAGAGCGTTCTTGGTCTCCCTGCAAATCCAGCACACAGAACAATCGCTGTTGCTGCTGGAATTCCATACATCTATAGTGAACTACTAGATGGTTCTGGGTGGTATTCTTGGATGCCACTTACTCCTGGTGCAGTACAAGCATCATATTTACACACCCAAGGTGTTGCAAGTACTACTTGGACAGTTGCGCATAATTTCAATACAAATAACTATGCGTATTTTGTATATGACAATAACCATAATCTGGTTCTTGCTCAGATGTCTGTTGTCGATGAAAATACTTGTACCATTCACCTAACATCTGCAATGACTGGTACAGTTGTACTATTCTCATTACAACATATGAATTCAGTTGCACTAAGTGTATCTGAAGAATTAGTATTGGGTACAACAACCACAGTAAGTATTAAAGAGTCAGGTGGTAAACTAACAGTGAACAATGCTGCAGTTGCATTGGAAGCAGGTGTAACAGCTGATATCGCTGCAGTAACAGCAAGTCTTTCTGCTGTTGCAACTGCCGGTACATATGCATCTTTGACTGGCAAACCAACAACAGTAAGTACATTTACAAATGACTCTGAGTATCAAACTGCTAGCGAAGTAACTGCTACTGTTTCTAGTAAGGCAAATATTGCAAGTCCTACATTTACTGGTACAGTAGTTCTACCTTCAACTACATCAATTGGTACAGTTACTAATACAGAAATTAGTTATGTCGATGGTGTTACAAGTTCTATTCAAACACAGTTAGATGGTAAGGCAAATCTTACTGGATCATCCTCTACAGACTTCGCAGTTGAAGATTTGACAGTGCATGGTAATATTATGCCTGCAGTGCCAGGTGTTTCTACGCTTGGAGATGCGACCCACAAGTTTGGAGCACTTTACACGGAGGAAATGTTTGTTGGTGCAAATACTTTGTATATCGATGGTGTTGCAGTACTATCTTCATCTGCAGATAGCATTCAGTTCTCTGCTGATGTTAACCAAGGTATGCGCATTGCAACTACAGGTACAGGTCAAACTGTACTTGATTCTGAAGCGGCAACTATAATAAGAACAAATGGTACAAATGCAGACGTATTGATTCAGTCTGAGGGAATTACATCTACCACACGTCTAACATCTGGCGTACAAGTTACATTAACTGCTCCTACAATTGCAGTCGTTGGTAATGGTACAGTATCTGGTAACCTAACCATTGCTGGTGGATTGACTGTTGCAGGTACAACAACTACAGTAAATACAACCGACCTAGCAATCAAGGACAATATTATTACCTTGAATACGGGTGAGGCAGGTTCTGGAGTTGCATTACGTTACTCTGGTCTTGATATTGACCGTGGCGATCTAGCAAATCAGCGTATTGTTTGGGATGAAACTGCAGGTCTCTGGAAAGTTGGTACAAACGGTGAAGAGGTAGCAATTGCAACTCAACCGTTTGTTACTGCTGCAATTTCTGCTGCTGCTATGTCTGGTCCAACTGGTGCTACAGGTGCCAAGGGTGATACAGGTACAACAGGTGCTACTGGTCCTACAGGTCCTACAGGTCCTACAGGTGCCCAGGGTGATACAGGTGCTACTGGTGCTACTGGTGCTACAGGTCCTACAGGTGCCCAGGGTGATACAGGTGCTACTGGTGCTACTGGTGCTACAGGTCCTACAGGTGCCCAGGGTGATACAGGTGCTACTGGTGCTGTTGCAGTTGGTTCTGCAGGTACTGGATTTATTCTTAATAACAATGTTGTTGGCACTTCATACACTATTCCAGTTGGATCAAATGCAACAAGTTGTGGTCCATTGACAATGACTGGTGGTGCTGTTATTACAGTATCTGGTGGAAGTCGTTGGGTGGTGCTATAATAGATGTATAAATATATGAAATAACTACTGCTGGGTGGTGCTGTAAAAGGCACCACCCTCAGTCTCACTTATATAAAAATGATAAAATAGTGATCGTAAAATCCTCCAACCAAATTTACTTGCCATGGTCTAGTATAGATCAGGCATACTGCTGTCCGAAATAATAAGGATATTATATGGCAATCACTTCCCGTGAAGAATTGAAACAATACTGTCTAAGAGCACTGGGTGCTCCGGTATTGGAAATCAACGTCGACGATGAGCAACTTGAAGACCGTATCTCAGACTCACTGGAATACTTCCGTCTATACCATTATGAAGGTATTGAGAAACTGTACCTGAAACACATGGTCACACAGGACGATATTACTAACAAGTGGATACCAATCTCACCAATGGTATATGGTATTACACGAGTACTACCAATCGTCACTGGATCTGGCAGTTCAAAAAGTTTGTTCGATTTACAATACCAATTGCGGTTGAATGATCTGTACGACTTATCATCAACCAGTATTATCTATTACAACACTGTGATGAGTCACCTATCATTGCTGGATCTAATATTGAATGGCCACATTGTATACAGGTTCAACCGTATGCAGGACAGATTGTACCTTGATCTAGACTGGACAGCAGATGTGGAGATTGGACACTATGTTATTGTTGAGTGCTATCGTGCACTTGATCCAGTGGAGTTTGTGAAGATTTGGAGTGAACCTTGGTTGAAACATTATGTGACCGCACAGTTCAAAAAACAATGGGCAACAAACTTGAAGAAATTCTCCGGTATGCAATTACCAGGTGGAGTTACCATTGATGGTGACGGATTGTATACAGAAGCAATGGGTGAAATAAAAGAATTGGAAGATGACCTTATGAATAAGTCGGCTCCGTTAGAATGGTTTATGGGGTAACAATGGCACGCAATGTATATTTCTCTCAGGGTACACACAATGAACAGTATCTACTTGAAGATCTGATCATTGAGTCTATCCAGATTTGGGGGCAGGATTTTACCTATATCCCACGCATACTGGTTGCCAAGGATGAGATATTGGGTGAGGACAGACTATCAATATTCAATGCTGCCTTCCCAATTGAAATGTATTTGGAAAGCATTGATGGGTTTGAGGGTCAGGGAGCAATGATCCAGAAGTTTGGATTGATGATGGAACAATCTGCCACACTCACTGTGTCCAGACGTAGGTGGGAACAATTAGTGGGTCAATATGATATTGGACAATTACCAAATCGTCCAGTTGAGGGTGATCTATTATACTTTCCATTGACTGGTGGTCTATTCGAAATTAAATTCGTGCAGCATCAGGATCCATTCTATCAACTGGGTAAACTGTATGTGTATAAGTTATCAGTTGAATTATTCCAGTACAGCAGCGAACGGTTGGATACGGGTATACCTGAGATAGATGTCTTTGAAACATTGAAGACATTCTCAACCGATCTAAATGTAAATGAAACTGGTGGAATAACATCCGTGACATTGACAAATATTGGATCTGATTACATATTCACCCCGATAATTACTGTTAACGGTGTTGGTACTGGAGCACAACTAATTGCCCATATAACTGATGGAAGTGTTTCTTCAATAACTATTGGCGCCAGTGGAAGTGGATATCTTGATGACACAACTATTTCTATAGAGGGCAATGCAACTGCAACTGTTACTGTTGGAATAGATATTGATGCACCACAATCGTATGGTGATAATAATAAATTTGCCAATCAGGCAGAGGTATTTACCTTTGATTCGGGTAATCCATTCGATGAGGTAATATATACTCCAATTTCATACACTGCAGATTCAACTATAATTCATGCAGATTCAAACTTAATAACATCGGATAAAATATAATGACAAAACAAATTATTGGAATTGGCACCGTGCCAAATGATGGTTCTGGGGATACAATTCGTGCGGCATTTACCAAGGTAAATAGTAACTTTACTGAATTGTACACAGGAAATATAAATCTTAAAACTAATTCATATGGACCTGGTGGAACGAGTCTTGATCAGGTGACGCTTGTATTATCTAATGTGGTGCATAAATTAACATCTGGTTGGTATTCACTGGCAGATGGAATTGAAGGGCAGATCTGTTACTTTGTCTTAGATAATTCTGCAACGGACGCAAACAGTATAATTGTAAAATTTGCCCATGCTCGATGGAAAACGCCGGAGCAAATATTGGAAATGCCGAATTACTCTAATGTATTTTTAGGTACTGATGCTTCTATTATTACTGTTATATTTACAGATGGTGCTTGGCAAATGACACCTGATGGTGGTTGGGACTAATCCGTGCTAATCAATACTCCATTCTACCATGGCATCATCAGGAAAGTAATTGTTTCCTTTGGTAATCTATTCAGCAACATTAAAATAGAACGCAGGTCCGATGGTAGAGTCGATGGCAGACTGGAGCAGACCATTGCTGTGCCCATTGCGTATTCATGCAAGGAAAAATGGGTTGTGCGAATTGAACAGGATCCAACCTTGGACCAGCACACCTTCATTCTGCTGCCACGAATAGCATTTGAGATAACTGGCATGACCTATGATCCTGCCAGAAAATTAAATCGTATGAATCAGATCAAGTGTTATGAGACTGGTTCTATGACTGGCACATTTGTTCCAGTGCCATACAATATCGATATCTCAATGTATATCCTGACCAAAACTCAGGAAGACGCATTGCAGATCATCGAACAGATTCTACCAAGGTTTTCCCCGGAATATACTTTGTCTGTTGAAGTCATACCAGAAACTCATACTGTGCTGGACATTCCAATCATTTTGAATTCTGTGAATGTGCAGGATGACTATGATGGTGATTTTCAGACACGGAGATTTGTTACATATACATTGAACTTTACAATAAAGGCGAATCTATTTGGTCCAGTCACTGGATCTGGTATTATTGATACTATTGCTGTCACGACATCTGGACCGGCACCTG